CTCACCATTCCCAGTATCCCTTAACTCTATGATGTGGGAAGGGAACTACTCACCACGTTATTATAGGAGGACTTAGATATGGATCCATTTACAGGTTTTGCAATAGCCAAAGGGGCTGAGACAATTCTTGGCATCTTTGGTGGTAACGAACAAGCACGTGCCCAACAAAAAGCAGCAGATAATCAGGCTAAACAAGCCAAAGAGATGGCCGATTATTCATGGGAAGAAAGGAAGCGGATAGAATCGAAGAATCAACATGATGTAGACATAGCTAGGCTTAACGAAAGGTCTGTCAGAGAATTCACTGACATGATGAACTGGGATAAGTATAGTCGTGATTTATATATTAAAGACTTTGATTATAAAAAGAGGGTAGAACAATATAATGCTTCTGAATTAGCTTATGCTCAACAGATTGACTTCAATGCTATGGGCGCTCGACTTGCAAGAGAAGAGCAGATAACATGGTTAGATGAGCAATTACAGCAAGCTGCCTTCCAAGCTGAAGAGTTAGCTATGACTACTCAGAATCAGTATAATATACAGGCACATCAATTAGGTAAAGCTAAAGATACATTTGATGTTATTCGGGCAAATACTAATCTAAAGCATAGGTCTAAATCAGCAGAGTTTGCTGGTAAGTCTATAGAAGGGATGGTAAAAACTTTACAAGCTAAAGGTGAGTCTAGAGCTAGAGGACAAGCCGGCAGATCAGCTAGAAAAACTGTACAAGCTATAGGAGCTATAGCAGACTTCCAACAGTCTATGCTGAATGATATGGCAACTAAATCTGAACAAGCTTTTGCAAATGAGCAAGAACAGAACCAAATGCAATATCAACACGTAAGAGCAAGGACTAAAATTGAAAAAGCGTTTACTGCTAAACAGTATGAGTTTGGCCAACGTCAGGTTCAAGCTACAAGAGATAGTGCATTCAAAGCTAATAAAGCTAATATGCTTAGGATCGAGTATGATCAATATGGAGCAGATATGGCAGCAGAGAGTAACCGTCAAGCGCCACCACCAGCTTATGAAGATCTACCAGAAGTTGCCGCACCTTACTTCACGCCTCAAACTCATATACCCGATGCTTACAGGACTAAGAAGAAACCACCTGGCCCTACAGGAGCACCTAACCTAATGGCAGGCTCTGGACTTCAAATGTTTGGACAGATCGCAGGAAGTATCGGTAAAGCAGCCGCTGCTTATGATCCCAAACCAACCCCCTATAATCCACCGGGAGGTAACCCAGGGGGAGTATATAACCCCGGTCAAACTTACCCGAATATAGGTGCCGGAACAATGTCTGGCTTAACTTAAACTAAATTCAATCCACCCACCCACAAACAATACCATTACTAAATAAATGGCAGTACAATACCGCTCGCAAGCGAGACAAGGACAATTTGCTGGAGGACTAAAAGTACCCGATAAAGCTACGGCTAAAAGACAATCGGATAAAGAAGAAATCCAAGAATTAAAAAAACAAAGCGATGCTTTAGCTAAAAGAGATGAAACACTTATCGCCAGTTTAAGGCGTAAATATGAGTCTGAAGCAAATACTAGAAAGATAGTAGAGCAGACTAGACGTGAAGGTGTTGAAGCAGAAAAAAGTCAGCGTATAAGAAATGCTAAGTTAAAGGCTGACTTTGCTGAAATGGAGGCAGATCAGAAGGGGAAGGATCTACAAGCATTAAGTGAACTAATTCCTTCTTTAGCTGAAAGTGCTGTAAAAATTAAAGAGAATAGAGATAATTATGATGAAGAGCAGGCTCATTTCGCTTTAGAGAAAGCTGGACTTACTGATGATCAGTGGAGGAAATTTTCAAGTTCATCTCTCACAGAGGCTGAATTCTCTAGTGGCACTCAAGCCTGGTTAGTTGCGCTTAGGGATCAAGGAGGCATTGATTACAGACAGTACAATGCTATGATGCAGCGTACTGGCGGCTATGGTAATGCTATGAATACCATTTCTGTTCAGAGGATAGCTGGTTCTTTCCCCGAATGGCTTAGGCGGAATGGAGATAAAGTAAATCCTATTACAGGTATCAGTGTTCATGAAGCAATGCATGGTAAGGAGGTTGCTGATAATAATGCCCGAATTCCAACGATACAAGCGGCTGTTACTGAATACAAAAAAAGCACTGGTTGGATTGATTATAGCCCAGCATTCAGTCAGAAGGCTACTAATGGTGAATTAGATTCCTATATCAATAATGCCATCAATACAGCCAATACAACTGCGGAAAGCCAAGCTATTCAGCAAGGGGAAGAGAAGGATAGAACTGCAGCTGTATCTATGTATAACTCTGGAGGTTTTGTTGAAGCTTATAATTCGATTATAGATCCAATTGAGAGACATTACTATCTTAAAAATTATGTAAAGAATATAACTGAAGCTGCTAAGCGAGGTTTAATCAATACCAATAGTGAAGCTTGGAAGAAATTTAAAGATACGACAGTATATAGTGAGCACGGCAGCGGTCCTTTAGCAGGTGATAATAGTCAGTTCCCTGGATTAAGAAGACTTATAGAAGATGCAGAAGATGAAGATCGAAAGCGGCTTGTCTCAATACAAGGTACAAAGAATCGTCAAATAGAACAAGAAAATGAAAAAGAGTTTCAAGAAACTGTTTCAGTAATAAGTAGTCTGCCTGCTGATCAGCAAGCTGACTTCTTACAGAAGAAACTAAATGACCCAAACACTCCACAAGGTGTGAAAGCTAAATTATATAACTTTGTTGAAACCAGAAATAGCCAACACAATAAGAATATAGACCAAACTTTTAACGAGATGGTACAGCGAGGAGAACCTATAACAGCACAAATGATTCACCAGTCTGGTATTACAGGTGAAACTCTTAGGTTCTGGACGAAATATGCAGGGGATCAGTTAGCAGAAGGCTCAAAAGCTAGGCATGAAGCAACTAAAGGAGATTTTAAAACAACAGTATCTGAACTGACAGGTAGAAAAACTGAGTTTGATATCGGACAATCCGCTGCGAAGGAAGTGCAACGTTTAATGTTTGCCAGTTATCTACAAAAAGTTCATGCGTATCGGAATACACTAAACCCAGAAGACGCACATAAACAAGCAAAATTCGATGTTATAGAAGAATTTAAAGCAGGAACAGATCCAGATAATCCTAGCGGACCTTATACATATATTAAAGATCCAGATAATCCTCTTAAAAGTCATTTTAAATTTATTGAATCTGGAGTTAGTAACGTTACACCCCTAAATCTTGCTCAACAGTATAGTGAACATCAGGAGAATATAGCACATATTCCTGGCTCCGTATTTGAAAAAGAAGAAATGACACCCTGGACACATTCAAGTAAAGTGCAGCAGAAACATATTAATAGGGCAATGACAATTGCAGAGTTAACTACTACTGACGATACATATGCCATAGTAATGAGGAATCAAATGTTAGCAGCAGATATGAAAGTACCACAGTGGTTAGAGCAAAGGGCAGCAGCACACGAACAGTTAATATTACGTGGAGTGAGTCGATATACATTAAATAATAGCGGGAAACCAGGTGTTACTGATGAATCGGCAAGAGCACAGATTACTGCGGATATACAAGCAAGTATGGTTATTGGTATATCTGGTGGTGCTGTTGGCGAACGAGGTAGCGGAGCAAGTACAGGAGCACACCTAGATGTAAGAAACGGTGATGGATACACTAGCCCTGGAGGTGAATTACAACCTAATGTATTGACTGATGTAATGGTAGGTGATATGCCTTTAGGATCTTATGGTATCAATTCAGGTCTAGGACCAAGAATTAGTCCCGGTGGTGTAGGTTCACAAATGCATATGGGTTTTGACTTTAACACACCAGCTGGACTTAAAATATGGATTAGACCTGGAAGTACTTTAAGGGTAGTTGCTAGAGATACAACTTCAGATCCAAATGGATTCGGTTATTTAACAGTAATACAAGACACCGTAACAGGTCATCCTACTACTTTAAGTCATTTATCAGATGTAGGAGGTACTAACTAATGCCAGATTCATATAACCCAGCATTAGAAGCACTGAGAGCTGAAGAAGATATGATTCAGCAGCAGTACGATGCAGATCGTGAAGAGATGTTTGAAGCGCAAGCTGAAGCGCAAGAAAGAAACATGCAGCAAAAGCAAGAAGCTTTAGACGCTAATATTGCTGAAATGGAAGCTCAGCAGGCAGACTCTGATGCAAGTGTTCTTAATACAGGTATCCCTGGATATGAACAGCCTTTCGTATCAATGGAAGCGATTGGTAACACTGGACGTGAAGTAACAGAAGGTCTAATTGACACTGCTTTAGGTCTAGGCACTATGGTAGAGAACACTGCTTTAAGAGGTCAAGGTGTAGTAACTCCATGGCTCCAAGATAAATGGAATAAAGCTAACCCTATATCTCAAGAAGAACCAATGCACAGAATGGTTCGGCAGATATCAGGAGTAGCTATACCTTCAATGTATGGTGGTGGACTTCTCTCAGGAGCTGCTAGATCTACAGCTATGTGGGGTCAACTAAGCGGTAAGAGTAAGCTGATAGTAGATGTTGCTGCTCATTTAGGTGCAGACTTAGCTGTTACTACTGCTAGTACTTCTGCTACAGACGATACAATGGCAACAGTATTGAATGATAACTTCGGATGGCATATACCTTGGGGTACTAAAACTACCGATAGTCCTGATGTAAAGTACTGGAAACAGATGTTTGAAAGTGGAGGATTATCAGTAGCAGGTGATTTAATTAGTGTATTATTCGGATTCCCTAAAGGTTCAAATAAAGGTACTAAATATGTAGCTAAAGGACCAGAAGGAGAAGAGTTACTAACCAATAGAGAAGTTAAAGAAACAGTATTAACTCAAGAAGCTACACAGAGTCCTGAGATGAAAATACTCATGGATCAAGTAGAAGAATTAGGATCCTTAGGAGATGAATTAACATCTGAAGGAGAAGCAGTATTAGTAGATATACTTAGGCAGATGAAGCAGTTAGATATTGATGAACTGCCTTTAAAAGATTTAGATGAATTAACAGATCCTAAAGTTAATAAATATCTAACTGAACTGACACAAACAGAGGAAGCAGTTAGACGTTTAGAAGCTGATCCATTCAGTGTTAAAGGATTCGATCACTTCCTTAGTGAGAATTCTGATTCTATTAATAAGGCTATTCCTCACCCTAAAGCAGATCCTATTGAAGCTGTGGTTGATATCACAGAAATTAATAAGTACCCAACACTTAACCCTAGACCAGCACCTATTGTCACTGAACACTTCCAGAAAGACTTTATGAAAGCTGCTGATGGTACTGAAAGAGCGATTTTATTGAAAGATCTATACTCTAACATGCCAAAACAGATTGAAGCTATTAGAGATGGTAGAGTATTATCTACTGATGACATGAAGAATGCAGTCGATAATCTTACTAATAATATCTTAGGTTCTGATATTAAGAGTTTTGCTAAAGACCTTAATTCATTGAAAACTAATCTATTGAATGGTCAGAAGTTCTTGGATGATGAAAGTTTTATTGCATTATCTCAAGCATTTAGACAGGCTTTTGATGATATCTATAACCCAGATAGTATCAGAGCAGCTTCAGTGATGATTCAACAGGCAGGTAATACTGTCTCAGATGCATCTAGAGTTGCTAACAGTATGGGTGATTTCTTTGATGTAACACGTCAAACAGAGATTGCTTTTGATAATCTAGAGCTATTGGCTACTGAACTAAGAGCTAACCAGTACATCGCTGGATTCTCTCTGGAGGCTAAGAAACTAGTTAAGAGTACAAAAGATAACCCACGTGCTGCAATCAAGTTACAGGAGCACAGAGCAGCCTTTGAGGAGGGATTACGTCTTCATAAGGAGAAAGCTAGAGCTACAATTGAATCTCTAAAAGATATCACTAAGAATAATCCTGAATATCGTAAAGCATTCACTATGGCATTTGATGCTACTAATGGTGATGTAAATACTTTAGAGAAACTGTATGCCTTTGCATCAGAGAATCTAGGTGTTATTTCTAAAGGAATCTATGATAGGAATCCTCAGATACCAAGTCTTATTCTACAAGGTTTAAATGGAGTTAGATATAACTCAGTACTAAGCGGTAAAGCGTTCATCAACGCAGCTTGGGGTAACGCAACTATGTTGACGGTTAAACCTATATCAGCTTTAGTAGGTTCAGCTCCTAAAGCAATCGCTGGTGATACATATCAGTTAAAACGTGCTTTAGCAAGTTATGGTGGCTTTATGGAAAGTGTTACTAGGGCCAGAAAGGTTATGGCTGATGAATGGAAGTTAGCTGTTAGTAATCCTCAAGAGGCTATGAGACGAGGAAGAGCTGACTTAAACTTTGAAGCTGATCAGAATCTAGAAATCCTTAATGAAATGAAGGCAGGATTCTGGGAAGAACAGAAGTTTGGTAAGGTAGCTTTAATTAATATCTCTCAAATGCTATCTAATTTCAACAATAACCCTGTTGTTAGATATGGTATTAATGCAATGTATGCTATTGATAAATTTACTGATTCAATGATGGCTAGTGTTGGTGCTAGAGCTAGAGCTTATGATGAATTAGCTAAATCTACTAATGGTGTATTTAAGAAATCAGCTTTTAATGAACTTCAAGATAAACTCTATAGGGAAGCATTCGATGCAAATGGTGTATTAACTGATAAAGCAGCTAAAGCAGCTTCAAGTGAGATTGCTTTGAACCTTGATAATGACCTAGTTAATGCTCTACAAACAGTCATGAATAGAGTACCTGCCTTAAAATCTCTATTTATGTTCATGAGGACAGGTGTTAACGCTGTTGAATTGACATTCTCATTTACACCAGTAAGTAACTTACCAATTGGATTGACAAGAGCACAGCGTCTATTCAAAGCTAAAACAGATAGTCAAATACTAGAAGTATTAGCTGAGCATGGTATCGATAAGATGGACCCAATAGCGTTCCAAGCACTGAAATCTGAACATGTTGGAAGACAGATAATGGGAGCTAGTCTTATTACAGGTGTAGGTCTAATGGCAGTTAACGGTAATCTGACTGGTAATGGGCCACAAGATGCTGCTGAAAGAAATAGAATGAAGAAGATGGGTTGGAAACCACTATCCATTAGAAATCCTATTACAGGTAAATGGCATAGTTATAAGGGATTTGAACCTTTCGCATCAATTATGGGTCTAACTGCTGATATGGTTTACCATGCTAATCGTGTAGATCAAACAGTTATGGAAGATATGTTTGCAAAACTAACTCAAGCAATCCAATTAAATGTAACTAATTCTACTTTCATGAGTGGTTTAGAGCCTTTAGTATCTCTCCAATCTGGAGATGAGTCAGCTTGGGCACGTTTCACAGCTAATAATGTAAATTCACTTATTCCTTTCTCAGGAGCTAGAGGTTTACTATCTAATATTATTACACCACAAGTTAAAGATGTAAAAAATGAATGGCAATATCACCTAGCGAATAGGAATAAGTTTCTATTTAATGGTAATGAGATTCTAAAGGATTATGTAGATATCTACACAGGAGAACCAATTAGATATTTTGAACCTTTGACTGCAGCTGTTAACGCACTATTACCTTCATTCAAGAGTAATGGTGGTATGGAACCTTGGAGACAGTGGCTATTAGATACAGGTTGGGATAATTTACAAATTATTCAAACCAATCCACTTTCTAAAGAACCTATAGAACCTGAAGCTCAGCAATGGATTAATAACTGGATTGGTACTAAATACCCTCTACGTGAACGTATTGAAGAAATGATGAATCATCCTAAACAATATTGGGATAAACAGATTGAAGAATACAAAAGAGGTAGAGGTAATTTAGAACAAAGTGAATTCCCAATTAAACAGTTAGTTGTTCACCAACATCTAAATGATCTACACAGAAGAGCTAGAATAGCAGCTTGGAATGCTTATAGTAAAGAACAAGCAGGAAAAGCAGCAATGACGGAAGGTGGTTATAAAGAAGGTATTAAACAGAAGTTGAGGAAGGGAGACGTTAAAGGAGCTAAGAAGATGCAACAACAGTACTTAGACATCATCAACATAACTAAATAAAACATTATGACAACAGTCACTACAAATACAATGACTGGGATAAATGGGACCAAATTAGTGTTCCCATTTACTTTCCCATACCAAAATATATCGGATATTAAAGTTGAAATTACCAGAACACCACATTCAGCTAACGCTACTGGTAATACAACAAAGACAGTTCTAGACAGTACAAAATTCATTCTTGCTCCAGATGCTGTAAATCTAACATTTTCACCAATCTACCCAGCAACAGACTTTCAAGAAACTACTGGTGCTCCTAAAGCTTCTACTACCGGAGCTAGTGGATTCACTATAACAGGTAAAGTATATAGGGATACAGAAGCAACTAAATTAGATGCAACCTTCTACCCAGGTGCAGCTATCCGTTCTTCAGATTTAAACGATAACTTTACTCAAACATTATATACAGCACAAGAATCAAAGAATTCTGTAGTTGATGTAGTTGATACTGCAGATTCCTCTCTACTAACATCTACTACTTTCGTTGCTAAAAACACTGGAACAGCGGAATCACCAACTTGGGTAACCCGTGGTAATAATGGTACTGACTCAACTGGTGCTGCAGATGCACAGAAAGGTATGGGTCATGCTATAACAGTAGCTGAAGCAGCTCTACCGAGAACTGGTGGTACGATGACAGGTAATATCGTCCTAGTAGCTGGAGATATCACTGCTGCTGATATCGGTAACGACCAAGTAAACAGTCAGCACTATGCAGCTGGATCAATCGATAACGAGCATTTAGCTGCTAACTCAGTTAATACTACTCAATTGGTGGATGGCAGTATAACTGCAGCTAAACTGAGTGATGCAACAGTTGTCACACAGGCTGAACAAGCAGCACATAATAATAGTGATACAGCATTCTTTACTACCAAAGCATCAGATCAAAGATACTTCAATGTAAGTACAGGTGATACTATTAAAGACGGAGATGCATTCCCTGACAATGATAGTAGTATTGCTACAACGGCAGCTATTAATGATCGAATCATTGATTTAGTTGATGATGTTGGTGGATTCTGGCCTATAGTAAATGAAACATCATTCCCTAATGCTAATCCTGACGTTAATAACGGAACAGGTACTATAGTATCAGTCGGTGTTTTAGCAAGTACTCACACCCCTGACGGTAGTGGTGTAGTTAGTATCAGCAATGGTACAGTAGGAAATTCTACTGTGACAATCACTGGCTGTGGAACTACAGTACTGGCTGCTGGTCATGGATGTTTAGTAGAGACATCTGCTGTTTTAAATCAGTATACATTCCACAGACTTTCACCTAAATCCACTGAAGTAACGACAGTTGCAGGTAATACTACTAATATCAATACAGTCGCAGGTAATAATGCTAACATAACTACAGTTGCAGGAGTTAGTGCTAATGTAACTACAGTTGCAGGTAGTATTGCTAATGTAAATACTACAGCTACTAATATTGCTAATGTTAATACTGTAGGTACTAATATCACTACTGTTAATCATTATGCAAATGAATACCAGTATGCTGCATCTGCTGACTCTCCAACTACTGACCCGACTACAAGAAGAACGGGTGGATCACTAGTAGAAGGTGATCTATGGTTCGATACTACAGCAAATCTACTTAAAGCATATAATGGCAGCGCATGGGAAACAGCAGTAGCTAGTCCTAATGCTCTAATCCTTAAGAGTACAGTAGATGCTAAGGGAGATCTGCTAACAGCTTCCGCTAATGATACAGTCATAAGAACAGCTGTAGGCACAAACCACAAGATGCTGAAAGCAGATAGTACTGCAACTGGTGGTGTATCTTGGGATCTAATTGATTCTGAGAATATTGAAAATGGAGCTATTGACGTAGCCCATATGGCTGCCAATTCTGTAGATAGTGATCAGTACGTGAATTTATCAATTGATACTGCTCACATCGGTAATCTCCAAGTCACTACAGCTAAAATCGCTGACGATGCAGTAACAGCAGATAAACTAGCTGACTCTATTAATACAGAGATTGCAGCTAACACCGCTAAAAACACTAATGTAACTACTGACTTAAGTGTAACTGCTAATGGAACATCATTAACAGTTGTATCTAGTGATGGTGCTAATGCTTCACTACCCCTAGCTGATACAGATAACTGGGGGGTTATGTCCGATGAGATGTTTGATAAGTTAGATGGTATTGAAGCTAGTGCAACAGCAGATCAGACAAACGCTGAGATCCGCGCCGCTGTAGAAGCTGCTACTGATTCAAACGTTTTTTCTGATGCTGATCACACCAAGCTCAACGGAATCGCCACAAGCGCAAACAATTATGCAATCTCGGCTGATCTATTAGATGAAGATGATTTAGCTACTAACTCGGCAACGAAAGTAGCTAGTCAGCAGTCAATTAAAGCTTATATAACTGCAACTTCCGCACCTTTAGCTAGTCCTACATTTACAGGTACAGTAGCAATTCCTAACGTTGCTAACCTTGAAACTGCAGTAGTAGCTAATACAGCTAAAGTAACTAACGCTACTCATACTGGTGAAGTTACTGGTGCAACGGCGTTAACTATTGCAGATAACATAATTGATGAAGCTAATCTAAAACTAGATACTAGTCCCACTGATGGTCATGTTCTAAAAGCACTTGCTAGTGCTAGTGGTGGAATGCAGTGGGAGGCACCTTCCACAGCTTCAATCGACGATGGTGCTGTCACTACAGCTAAGCTTGCTGCTGATGCTGT